ATCTACATCTTTGTCTATACCTTCTAATGCATAGTAATCTTTTAAAAGTTTTTTTCTTAAAGAAAATTCTAAATTATCTTCAAAAGCATTTATGTCAGTAGAAACTTTTAAAGGCATAATACCTTTTTCTATAAAAAAATCTAGTGTTTCACTTGTAAATATTTCATCTGCCCTTATACTTTTTAATACTCCTGCATTATCTTCAGGTATATTTTTTAAAGTATTATGAAGGTCTTCAGGTAAAACTATTGTATCTTGAAAATCAGTTTTAGGAAAATTTTGTAGTGCTCTGGTAGTGGGAGAATATGTACCTATACCACGAACATTCTCATCCTCCATAAGAGACAATCCCCTTGTTACATTTATAGGGTCAAGATTTCTTTTGCGTATATCTTCAGATATTTCTAGCTCATAAGGCAAACTAGATTCACTGTCTAAAGGAACAGGTTTACCAAATACCATAGTTGTTTCAACAGGTTTTATAACATCTACTTGTTTTTCTTTTGGTAATTTTCTAAAGGCTGCACTTCCTGCTGCAACAATGGGTTTTTTTGTTAATATACGACCAACGGTTGCAACTTCTGCAGTTGTAAGAAAATCTCCAAGCCTACTTTCTCTTGCTTGATTTTTTTGTTCTGCTGTAGAATTTTCCCAAGAAACTCCAAACATTTCAGCCACACGATCTTCTGCATTGTCAGTAAAAGATTCTTTTACACTTGTTGCTACATCTATAACAAAATCTTTTGTAGTCTCAATAGGTTCTTGTATAAAAGTTTTAGCTCCTTCATATATACCAATACCCATCTGTTTAAAAAATTCAATTTCATCTTCATTAAATTGTTTAGCAAATCTTTCACCTGCTGATTCGTAATTATTATTTAAACCAATTAAATTATCAGCCACTAGTTCTGAATAACTTTTTCCTTCATCAGTATAAGTATCACCAGTTGCTATTGCTTCCTGAATAGCTGCCTCTGTGTCACTATCTTGACTAAAGATTACATCACTGTTATTTAATAATTTACTCAGTGCCATTCATTTCATCCCTAAGATATTTAAGTCTGCGTAGTGCAGAGATTGAACCCTGTGCTTTATAGAGAGTATGTATATCGTCTGCTTGTTCCATTGCACTGTGATGTATTGCAATAGTATGATTTAAGTATTGTACAAAGTTATCCCACAGTTCTTTATTGTTGACTAACTGTTTTAAGTTCATTGTACAGAACCACTGTTAGCTGAAAATCCTTGCTCATCAGGAGTAGGCACTGAACCTGTTCCTATGTTTCCACCACCTGATCCCTGAGTGTCTTGTACTTGTCCACCTACAGGAGCTTGTCCTTGTGGTGGTGGTTGACCCTGTGGTTGTTGAGGTGGAGGTGGTGGTGGATTTTGTTCTTGAAATTTCTTAAGTATCTCAGCCTGTACTGCAGCCTGACTCATTGAGTTAGCTACCTTATCAGGGTCTAAGTCCATGCTCTTAGCAATCTCTCTAACTAAGTAGTCCATTCGTGCAAAGGGAGCTAGTGCAGGATTAGATACAGTTTGCATAAATTGCATGAGTCTTTGACTACGTACTTCGTTAGCCATTAAACTTTCTGTACCCTGTGCCTTAACTTCAAGATCACCTTTTATCTCAGGGTCAAAGTCAAACTGCATGTTAAAACTAAAGAAGGCTTTACCCAGTGGTCCTAGTAAGTAGTCATCTACATTCTTAATAACACTCCGTATAGAACCATTAGCAGCATTCATAAGCATAGAGATACCAGAGGCTGTTCTACCTACTCCTGTTACACCTGTTTGTCCATGTGCAAATGATGCAAGTCCTGTACTCTCATCTGACAGTTGTCTAGCCTTATCAAACATCTGCATATTTTCATTAGAAACATTAGGAAACTTAGTTCCAAAAATACCTTGTCCAGGTGCTCCTCCCTGTCTTCTAAATACTTTTCCAGGGTATACACTTAAGTCTTGTCCAGGTACTAAATTAGTTTCATCTACTTCTATTAATAGATTACCTGACAGTGCAGCATTGTCTACAGACATACGCATAAACCCATTCATTAATGTCTGAGTATCATCCATGTTTTCTGCGATACCTACACCAAATATACTGTATGGGTTCATCTCGTAGGGTGTAGCATAGTAGGGTAAGTAAGCAGGAGTAAATGGGTTCATAACTAAACGTAACACATTATTGTTACATACCCATACATTAACACTAACCTGTTCTACATCTTTAAGTTCATCAGGTATATCTATATCATGTTGTTCAATAACTTCCTTATCAACAAATCCCCAAAACTCTAAGATTTCAAATCTTTCACTATATCCACCATCATCGGCATTATCTTCCATGACATGTTCCCACCACTCCTTATTGTACATCTCTCCTTCTGCAAGAGATTTATCAATAGCATTGGCACGAAAGAATGGTCTACGTTTAAGAGCACGTAATTGAGAACGTGACATCTTATGTCTTTCTATAACATACTCTGCTTCATCCATATTATTTGCGTCAGGATCAGGATAAAAATTCCATACAGATACATTAGAAGTTTGTGGTACTGTTTTAAAAATAGGAGTGTATACACCTTCATCATCCCAATTAGGATACTCTTTGTCTACAGCAAATGGTCCTTTCATAATGCCAGTACCAAAGAGTGCAGCTTCAAATGCAGCAGAACGTAACTGCTTCTTAGCATTTGACTCTTCTAGTTGGTCATGTATCTTCTTCTCCATCTTCTTAGCTGCAACCATAGCAGGATGAAAGTTTACAGAGGTAGGACTACCAGTAGATTTAAACTCAATATCATCCTCAACTGCACTCAGATCGTCTGTAAGTGGTCCTACACGCTCGTTAAACTCTGGCATAGTCTCACCTGCCAGAAGTTGTGGAGCGTCTGTAGCACCTGTTTCTGTTTCTCCTGTGGCTTCTTTAAGTTGAGCATTAGTTTCTAGACTAACTGTATCTTCTACTCCATCAGGTAAAACTGTAGGGTTAATACTAAGAGGAAACTTATTACTGCCAAATAAAACTTCTACAAGTTGTCCGTAGGCTGCAAGTACTTTTGTTTTTGTAACCTTAACAAATACTCTTGATTTTTCTGTAGATGTAAATTGAACCTCTGGGCTATATAAACCACGGTAGTTACGATAGCCTTGTATCCACCTTTCCTCATCACCTCTCCTAGCTGTTTCAGCCTTACGATATTTACCCTTAACAAACTTTACAATATCTCCTACGTTTTCATCTGAATAAGAATCTTCTTCCATATCTTCAATAGCAACTACTTGTTCAGAGTCTGCAGTTATATTATCTTCTTCCATATTATATCCTTAATATCCAAATGTTGCATCAGCAGCTTGAAAACCAGTGCGTTGACTTGCAGGGTCAAAATCAAATAAACTGCTTCTTGGTCTTGTCATTATTCCATATCTTAAAGCATCGTATAAGTGATCTTCAGAATGAGTGTCAACATCTTCAGAGTTATTCTTATCTAGTGGTATAGACGGTAGTTGAGAAGTTGTTTGGACACACGAATTAAAAAATACTATTCTTGGTTCTTCTGTAAACTCATCAACTTGTAATCGTCTGTGTACTTCGTTTTTACCTGCTATTCTTGACCCTCTACTCCTATCTGCAGGTCTCCAACGACAACCCTTTAATATCATTTGTTCTGCTAGTGATGGTCCTGTATCTCCACGTTTATGCCAGAGTGACGAATCAAGAACACCATATCTAATTTTTTCTCCATCCTCTGCTTCTAGTATTATATCTGCTAAGTCTGCAGCAGTAACCTTAGACACGTACAACTCCCTGTAGACAACTAGTTGTTCTGATGGGCTGACGGCAAACCATAAGACTCCTGTGTGGCTTCCGTATCCGTAGTCACAGGCACGAAACCTAGACCAACTATGGGGTATATCATAAGGTTCAATAACATGGATATTCCTGTTCCATTCTGGAAAAGCAGCCCCCTCATTAACATCCCAGTTTCCTTCTAATAATTGTTTCCGTTGGTGTTCAGGTAGTGATAGTAAGTTTGCTTCATACATCCCATCGTCAGCTAAGTAAGGATTGTCAAACAATGTAGCAGGTATAAACCTACGTTTAAATAATGGCTCTCCTTCACGACTGTGACCTTTAGGCATCTTTAAGGTTTCACCTGTTGCAATGTCTGTAGCCCAGAATGATTCCCCATGTGGGGCAGGTTCTATAAACATTTTCTTAACCCAACTGTGTCCATTTCCACCTGGGTTTGAAGTAGCTCTCTGATATAAGTCTAAGCCACTTCCTTTTGTAGTACGCAGTCTTGACCTCATATAGTCAAATGGGTATGGACTTGCCCACTGCGTTAACTCGTCAAATCCTATCCAACTAAAAGCCTGTCCTTGGTATCGTGTAACATCATCATCTCTATCTAAGTAGGACAACCAGAGTGTTGCTCCTGATGGTGCTACCCAAGTCTTGTCTCTTTCCATAAACTTTATATTTGGTATTGCCTGTGGGTAGAGTTGTTTGGATACTGATATAAGTTCTCTTAGTTCTTCTGTTGTCTTTCTTACAAGTAACCCACGGAAGTGTGGGTTGTTGAGGTATCTAACAGGGTCTGCTAACATTGCATAACTCTTACCACCACCTGCACTGCCACCATATAATACTTCTCGTTCACTGGCTGAAAGAAACTCTGTCTGTGGTCCTTTGTTTGGTTGAAAGATTACTCCCTGTGCTTCTTCTACTTCTATTGGTTCTGGTTTAACTTGGGGATAAACTTTCTGTTCTTCCACCAATTCTTTTTTCTTCAAGCTTTTCCGCTTTCTCAAGGGCTTCTTTGTACCTTTGAGCAAGGTAGCGTTGCGTTGAAGCATCTGTTTTACGTTTTTGCTCAAGCTTTACTCTTTTCATTAGACCAACGTGAGATATGTATCTCCCTGATTCTGTGCTCAACCAATTTGCTACATCCCTGTAACTGTACTGTTTAAGAAACTTCTTTGCCTTTTGTAGTAACTCTAACTCATTTTCAATAGGTAGGAGCATATCTCTATCTTCCTCATCCTGTGTATATCCAAAGGGTATAATCCTACCTACCCTTATTACAGGTTGCCAATCAAAACCTAACTCAGTTTTGTCAGGCACTGGAAGTTTCCAATCCTTACTCGTCTTCATCTTTTTTCGGTGGTAATATAAATAAAGGGCTTGATGATGTTACTTCAACTTTATCAGTCTTAGTAAAACCACCACGATCTAGTATATCTTTTGCTGCTGTCATCTTTTCTTTATTACCTAA